AAGCCATCGCACATCACTCCTTTTGGATAATTTCTTTGCGATCAGCTTTACTACCAAGTTCTTTCCAGACTTCCATAAAGTTCGTTTCGACTTTCTCTTCGAGCTTGCTCAGGTTGCGTTGAATCTCTTTGAGGGTANTCGCTACGTTGGCGAGTTGCTCGGTATTCCTCTCAAGGTTCTTCATAAGCTCCGCCTCGCGCTTGGCGGAATCCTCAAGTTGTTTTTGGTAAAGTGCAATGAGTTGCTCCTCGCGTTGACGGTTTTCTTCCTTTTGCTCCCGAATGACCGAATTCACGTAGCGAGCCACCGCAAAGAGACCAACAATGAACAGGACAGCGAAAACCGCGTCACTATTCGCGAGGGCTAGCGCATCCTTGACGCTCACATGTCTACCCTCCTCTCAGACGATTTTCCCGAGTATGACGTGAGTTCTACCAACGTTGGCGAGAATCACTCGGTCATTGGCTTGGGGAGTGTAGCTTGAGAGGTATGGGTAAGTTTTGGAGCTTACAGTGGTGCTGCCGTCGAAAATCACCCTAGGACGACCACTACCACTGTAATCAGGGTCAATTTTACCCAATGTGAATGGCTTTTCCTTCGTGTTGAGGGAGCTAATGAGGGCAACAAACTCATTGGCATCCATGTTATATCGTCACCACCTTACGCACCTCGTGTTCCATCTCGCCTCCAGCACGAAGCACCATTTTCCAGCTTACCTCACTAAACTTGTCGTCGATCTTGAGAGGGGAGTAGCGTACTCGGAGAACGTCCATGTACTCATGGAATGGCATGAGGGCAGTCTTAAACCTCAAGCGCCCGTACACTTGAGACGCTTCAAAAGCAATCCGTTCGGTGTAAGCATCAAGCGTTTCTTGGTCAGCTATGTCATCTACCTCGCGGAAGTCTACAATGTTTCGACCGACGTTAACCGTCGAGGTAGGTGAGTCGGGGTTATTGTTGACTTTTACACTCACGAGAGGGGGTTTTTCAGGGTTAGACTGAGTGACTACCCAAACGTTTGGGACTCCGAAGAAGTCGAGTTCTTCTTCAATCCCGTTGTAAATCACGGAAATCTCGTCGTCGAGGTACTCATAGTCAATGGCTCGCTCGGAAGGAGGGACATAAGGGGAAGCCGTGAAGTAACCTCTAGCGTCAACCCAAATTTGCGTGTAGTTAATTGCTTCAAGGAGGGAGTTAACCGCTTCGAGCTTACTCATGCCAATTGGAAACTCAATCGGGGCTTGCAAGGTTTTCGGGCTATCCGCAATGTTGTACTTCTTGATTCCAGCGCTCCGAAGAATATCAATTACTGCGTCCGTATACTTCTTGCCCGCTGGAATGTAATAGCGCTCCATGAATTTGTCGTCATTCAGGATTATGAGTCCGTCATAAGCCTCAATCTCGCGGTAGACTCCATTTACTTCGTCTCGCTTCGTTGGGGTGGAGAGAAGGAAAATGCCAAGAGGAAACTCAATCCAGTTCCCGTCTGGCATTTGCACTTCCATAAAAGGTTGAATGCGATCACTGATGTAGTTAATCTCGGGTTGTTCTGGCACAAACTCGTCATACTCGCCGTCAATCGTGAGAGTGAGGTTATCCATACCCACGTGGTCAAGTGGGTTTCGTCTTGAAACCGTCATACGGAATTGTACACGAGCGTTACCAAGGTCGGCGCCATAAGGCAAACCCGTGAGTTGAGTTCCGCTTTCTTGAGGAGTCCACGCGCTCCACGTTTGTCCTCCGTCGAGGGAAACGCGCGATTCAAGCGTGAAGGTTGCGTATGGAGGGACTTGCGATTGGAACGTTACTTGCGAATTAGTCACCGTCGTGTTCGGTTTACCGCTACTAATGTTAATGACTTCACTCGTCCATTGTGCCGTCCAAATAGGGGGTTGTGTACCAAAGAACACGTTATCAATGGCTACCTCGCCATTGGTTCCGTTACTCCACCCAATGAGACAACCAACGGTATCTGTTCTATTGCAAACCACAGACCCATCGTAACGATACCAACCATCTCCAAGGTTGGTGATGGTGTAGGTTCCGTACGTTGGAATATGAATGTTCCCTCGACCATCATTGTGTATGATGTAACAGTAGTTTGGAACAGCGAANTTCCCGTTAGGGTCGTTAATAGGTTTAAAGAAGAAGGAGAGGTAGACGCGCATTCCGTTGGTTACACTAATTGGTTTGCGCTTGGTTTGAATACCGAGAGAACCCGCCGCCGTACGTCTAATGCCGTGAGCATAACCACCCAACGAATCGGTAGTTGCCAAGAACGTTCCAGCCGAATTCGGGTTCCATGCTTGCCAATCTGGGTGAACGCCAATACCATTAGTCCCCCAAGAAGTAGTTCCAAAAGTCGACTCGTTCACTGTGAGCGCGTTTGTTGCTGGGGTGGAAATGCGAATCCAACTACCTCCGTCGAAAGGAGAATTAGTCGTAGAAACCGTATTCGAGTGTGTCCCACCCGAGAAAGTGCTATCCGAGTAGGACACAACTTGAACAGTTCGACGCTCGACGTGTTCTGGAACGTATTTCTCTTTAATCTTGAATTTTGCAGTACGTTTAATTGTGGCGAATGCATTCATTTCAATTTCACCTTCCAGAACACAATCGAGCGTCTTAATGTAGTTCTCGTCTTTGTCTAACAAGTCATAGCGAAAACGCACTCGCCGTGCGTTGCTTTTAGCGTGAAGAACGTCAAGAATCTCTTGGCGAGAGTAACCACCCCTCTCAATCGTTTGCATGTTAAATCACCTCTCCTTCTTCATCCGACAAGTCTTCAATGTAGTCAGTCACATGGAAGTCAGCACGGAGAGTGAAACCATTAACATCGTTGTCCTTCACTTCGAGCCCGTCGCAAGTCACCCAGTAACGTCTACCGTTGCGATCACGGTAGAGGAGAATACCTCTCCGCTGCAACATCTCCTTGAACATTACAACTTCTGGGTAAGTGTCCACAATCCACTCGACAGAAATGACAAGCTCTTCGTGTTCGCCAAACTCCCTTACGGGGTACGTTCTACCAGCGAACCGCATGAGTTCTCCTTCAATCCCGAGTTTGGCCTCTCGCGAGGTTGCATACTTGAGAAGCATAATCCGCGAGAGGTCACTCGCTTCTTGAAGAAAGGTATCCTCGAAGGTGACGCTCATTTGCTGCGGTTCCGTGTCAATCGAGGTTTTATTTGTGTTGTTTACCGCTCGGAGTTTGTATTCGTAGAGAACCCCGCTTGCTGGCGTGAAATCCAAGAAGGAGCCCACCACAGGAAGCCCCTTCGCGATCATCACCCAAGGGGCCGTTCCCGTTGGCGTGTACTCCCTGCGGAAAATTTGAATCTCCTCGGTAGGAGTTACCGCATCCATGTCGAGAGAGACGTTGCTAATTGTGACCGTTCCAGTGTTGTCCCACGTCGTGTAGAAAATCACACGCACCTTGGCAGTTCCTGCTGGCATGGTAAATTCAAGCGTTGTAGGCCCAATAGGAGTTTGGTCTTTATTTGGTGCAGTAGCGTTGTAGGCAAGCACGTTGTCATTGAGGTCGTAAGCGCCAATATACATACGCCCACCTTGCACATCGAAAGTAGCCGTCAAACGGTAGACGGCATTCTCTTGAATTGGAATGTGGAAGTTCGTGAGCCAAAACTCCACTCCTTTAAGCCCGCCAGTAATCGCAATGGTTCTCTCGTCAATAATTACATAATCAGTGTCGGGAACCGAATTGCTATAAGGAGCCAAGAGAAGGTTTGGCTCACCGTTCACCAAGAAAGGTGGGAGTATGTCCCAATCGCCCGCTCGGTAGTGAATGTTAATCACTCCGTCACCAGCTTCTTCAAAGTATTTAATGACTGGAGGGAGTGGAGGAGCGAAGTTGGTGTAGAAGACCACAACCGTGTAATCAGACCACAATTGAGTAGTAGAGTCCATTACCCGCAAGTGAATCTCATAAAATTTGTTGTTCTCCAAGTCAACAGGAATCGTAACTTGTTTCGTAGAACCACTATTCACTTCGCGATAGAGCTCAAAACCGTCCGTATCGTACAAGGCGAGGTCATATTGAATTTGGTTCAAGCTCGACCAAACGACCGTTACCCGAGTCGAGCTCACCTCGCCAAAGTTCGTAGGTTGAAGAATCGTCGGCGCGTTGGTTGGCTGGCTCGCCGTAATAATTTGCCATTGCGAATAAGGAGACTCAAGACCTTGTTGATCCTTCGTTTGGACTCCCCATTCAATGGTTCCAAACGGGAGCGTGTTCGCTGGCATGTCATAG